GCCTACCCGTCAATCTTTCTTTCATCTAGATGACGGTACCCTTGCCCGTCCCTGGTGTAACTGTAACTGGGACGAGCGCCGATCAGGACACGTGTGTGACGCCAAGCAGTGGCGACGCACGAGACGGCGAAAGGTCTAATCACCGCCGCTTGCGGTAGCGGGGGCAGGAGCCTCGGCTCCCGTAGGAGACGAAGCGCTGCGCGCTTGTCCGGTACGCTACCGGTCAGGCTAGGGGGAGGTAAACCTCTGGTTGCATTGGGGCCGCACGTATTTTCAACTGAAAATGCGTAACACAACTCTGATAAACCAGATAATTGTCCGGATCGCTATGGCAGACACTTTTTTTGTGGCCTCCAAAGGCGGAACCGGAGTGGACGAGACTCTTTTTCAAACGTCTTATCTGGATTGCGCAGCTGAGTTAAGCAAGATTGACCAAAAGGCTCATCATCAGACTACTGAAGATGGAAAGCCCTTAGTTTACGACATGTTGTTAACGATTACGACGCCTTCCTCTGATGAGGTCGCAGCTCCCGATAAGGAACTGCTGGCGGATGTGGAGGTCAAAACTGTGCCTGAGAATTGGCAGACTCGCAACGCGTGTCGTATGGCACACTTTCTTCGAGAAGAACAGCGCGAAGAAGCCGGAGTCAGCAAGGGATCCATTGGGCGGTATGCAAAGACCATGCGATTCAATATGGATGCATCAATGTTTGGCGTAGCTTACTCTCCGGGTGTCCCTGCCGTTGGTGCATCTCCTCAGAGGCTTTATGCCCTGGATGATGCATCCGGTCTAACCGCTTTTACTGGCGGTGTTTGGGATTATTCCCAACTAGCTCAGTTTACCGAGGACTCGATCTCGGGTGTCACTACTGGTGATCCTTTTTACCTTAATTTGATTGGTACACATAGCGCAGCGGCGCCAGGACCTTACACCTACATCGGTGTACTCCTGGCGTATAACCAGAGGAGACAAACTGTCCGGGATGACAGCACTCTGACACCCGGGGGCGATACCCAATTTATTGATAGCGACAGCCCCTTCTTCCGGATTCCTATTCAAGATGTAGGTGAGGATGCTTATGTATCTATAACGCTTGACGAACAGGATAATCCTCCGTATGATAGAGCTATTTCAGTGGCATCGGATGATCGTCTTATTGCGCAACCGCAAGAATACATTCAACTCACGGCTCAAAGCACGATGGCTACCATTCGTGTTCAGGCGCCTTTGGGACTGGTTGAGTTCGAGTCTGGCCTCGCTTATGATGACCAGATACTACGCATTAAGGTGGAGTGTCTGGGAACATACGAGATGTAGTCATGAAAGTTGATAATCCCCTAACACGCGAGCAGACCTGGTTCCTCATTGGTCTCATGGTCGGCGCAGCAGTTCACGAGCCTATCACCGTGATGGTGGGGATCTAATGGTCGCACCTCTTGTTATCGTAGCAGCTGTAGGTGTTGGCTACATCGCGTCGCAGATAGCAGTCAGTGTGGGCACGGGTTATGCAATCGACAAGACTCTGGGCGATGGCAACTACACCCGCCGCGAACTTGCTACGGATGCGGTTATGGGAGCTATACCAGGAGTAGGTATTCTACGACCTGCAGGTAAGATTCTATATTCTTCCCGTAAACTCCGCTTTATCGATAAGACAGACCGTGCCAGGGACGTTGTCCTGGGGATGGCTTTCTACAATAGAGCTAACATTGCAGTGATCGGCAAGACGATCGCTACTGAGAAGGGCGTCAATCTTCTAGCTGGCGCTCTTATCGCAGAGTCGGGGCGGGCTAGCTCGTCGTCTTACCAGCAGAGCGCATCCCGTCCTGGCACCTCAAAGAGGTCCAGTATGGTCAAGCCTACCTGGAAGTCAGGGGGTAAAGGGGGTAAAATGCGCCCTTCTTGTCCTTCTGGTCACAAGCTTCGCCGAGTCGGCAAGCGTTTGATGTGTGTGAAATCTAGTTGATAACGGTACATCCGCCGAGGAATCCTGATATACCCGGTGGCCTTTCCTAGGTTATGGTAAGACACAATGAGACCACTAGATGCGCCGATTGTTTGAATGAAATTGTTATCGAACACCGAGATGGAAGGTCCTTTTGTTGGAAGTGCCTGGAATACATCTCGGAGGTGATCTAGCTGAGATACACTTGTATCGCTTGTAAGAGAACACTGCGTTATTGTATCAGCGTCTCGAAGCTTCCTCCTATCCGTTGTGGTAGATGTTGTCGGCTAGCCCGGGAGGCGTAGCTTCATGGCAACCAGACATTGTGTAATGTGTGGGCGCAGATCGATACGGAGGAGCGACCGGAGAAAGTATCCGTGGTGCAGTACTTGTTTCAGACTCGGACGGAGGTAACTCGATCATGGGGCGAGTCTGGACAGGAGAACCTTTCTTCTGCAAGAAAGATAAGAAGACCTATATCCTCAATCTTCAACGCGTCTATGCGGGTAAGCCGAAAGCATACCGTAGGAGACGCGCACCTGGGCAAGTGTCTAAACTGCCTACCCGTCAATCTTTCTTTCATCTAGATGACGGTACCCTTGCCCGTCCCTGGTGTAACTGTAACTGGGACGAGCGCCGATCAGGACA